CGACAAATACTAGAACGTAAGAGATTTGCCGTATGAATACTGACCAACTTATTCCTATAATCGTTGCGCTGGTCTCTGCAGGGGGCCTATGGACGTATTTGTCTAAGCGGGCGCAGCATAGCTATGAAGCTATGAAGGATGACAAAGATCGCAGTGCGGAGTTTCAGGAAACTTTGAAGGAACAAGTTGATCGATTGTCGGAGAAATTAGACAAAGTTTTAGCGGACAAAGAGCAACTGCTAGTTGAGATGTCTGAATTGAAGGCATCCTTGGCACGGGCGGAAGAAACTATTCGCCATCTTGAACAAAGGTTAATGAGCAAATGATAGACGCACCTAAGAAGTATACTGAAAAACAGGAAGCGTTTTTAGAAGCCTTGATGGGTGAGGCCAAAGGTAATCTGCGCAAAGCAATGGATATTGCTGGTTACGCAAAGACCACAAAGATCAGTGAAGTGGTTGGGGGACTGAAAGAAGAGGTCATAGACCGTGCAAGTATGATGCTTGCTATGAACGCCCCTAAAGCCGCTTTTGGTATCGTAGATGTATTAGACGATCCTAGTGCTATGGGCGCACGTAACTCAATCTCCGCTGCCCGTGAAATCCTAGACCGTAGTGGTTTGGTTAAGAAGGAACAGGTAGAGGTCACCAGCACAGGCGGTGGCATGTTTATCCTGCCTCCGAAATCAGATGACTTGGATAAATAAGACTAGACCTAACAAATTTGCCGTCCTTCCGTATGCCTACAAGCCAAGCGACGAAGATCCACTTATTATCGTTCCTGACGAAGAGATGGTTCCATTTGTTGAAGAGGCTATGGATTACCTCGACAAGGGGCATGGCACACGCAGAGTTGCTACCTGGCTGACAGACAAGACAGGTAAAAAGATTTCCCACCAGGGCATCCAGAATATTTGGAAAGCCCACCGCCCTGATAGTCCACGGGTTAAGGCACTTGCAAAGAAGCGCCGTAAAGCAAAACCTAAGACTAAAGAGGAAAAAGAACTAGCTGCCCTACGTCGCAAACGATCTGATGCAAAACGCATACAGACAATGACGGAAAAGAAGATAGACGAAAAGCTGGATAAGCCTGACGTTTCTATTTCGGACAGTTTAGACTTTGGAAGTGTTAACACACAGAAGCAAACTCAAGAGGTAATCTTTGCACCCAACGAAGGCCCGCAAACAGAATTTTTGGCGGCATCGGAAAGAGAAGTCCTATATGGGGGATCAGCGGGGGGTGGCAAAAGCTACGCATTACTCGCAGACCCCATGCGGTACTTCGGGAACCCTAACTTCAATGGACTTATTCTCCGACGCACTAACGATGAACTTCGGGAACTCATATGGAAATCTCAGGAGTTATATCCGAAAGCGTACAAAGGGGCGAAATGGGCGGAGAAGAAAAGCCAATGGACGTTCCCTTCAGGGGCTAGACTATGGATGACCTACCTTGAGCGGGACGAAGACGTTCTGCGTTACCAAGGTCAGGCGTTTAGTTATATAGCTTTTGACGAGCTTACCCAGCATCCTACGCCCTTCGCATGGAACTACATGCGTTCACGCCTACGGACTACAGATCCTGATCTACCATTGTTTATGAGGGCTACTACAAACCCAGGTGGTGTGGGTCATATGTGGGTCAAGAAAATGTTCATTGATCCAGCCCCTACTAATAAGAAATTTACGGCAACAGATATTGACACTGGGGAACCCTTAGTATATCCTAAAGGACATGATAGAGAGGGTGAACCTCTCTTCTACAGACGCTTTATTCCCGCATCTTTGAAGGACAATCCTTACTTACTTGAGGGTGGGCAATACGAAGCCAACCTTTTGTCCCTTCCAGAGATGCAGCGCCGACAATTGCTTGAGGGTGATTGGAATATTGCAGATGGCGCAGCATTCCCAGAGTTTAAAACCAGTGTTCACACGATAGATCCCTTTGAGATCCCCGACAACTGGCGCAAGTTTAGATCCTGTGATTACGGCTATAGCAGTTATTCAGCGGTTCACTGGTACGCAATGGACCCAAGTTATGAAACTCTTTACGTCTACAGAGAGTTGTATCTTTCCAAGCATACAGGACGTGACCTTGCTAAGGCAGTTTTGGAAGCAGAGCGTGGCGACAGCATACAGTACGGTGTTTTGGACAGTAGCTGTTGGCACAATAGAGGCCAGATAGGCCCTTCAATAGCAGAAGAGATGATTGCAGAAGGTTGCCGATGGCGTCCAAGTGATCGTTCAGCAGGTGCCAGGGTAGCTGGCAAGAACCGTTTACACGAATTGCTAAAGGTTGATGAGGATACAGAACTTCCTGGCGTGGTATTCTTTAACAATTGCAGGCAAGTTATTGCAGATTTACCCGTGATCCCGTCCTGCCCTAAAGGCACTGACGATATTGATCAAAGATATGCTTCAGATCACGCCTATGACAGCCTTCGCTACGGAATTATGAGCCGCCCAAGAGCATTTTCGCCCTTCGGAACAGGCCAAGGCGTACCACAACAGCGCTGGACCCCTTCAGACGCAACATTTGGATACTAAAATATGGCATTAATGGACAAACCATCGGGTTTAGACCCAGAAGAAGCTACAGAAGCAGACAATGTCGTGGTTCTTGAAGAGGATGGAGACGTTGAGCAGGATAACCTAGAGTATTCTGGCCTGTCTTCGTTCATTGAGGCACAGTTCAGACGCTCTAAAGACAACAGGCTGCATGATGAAGAGCGTTGGCTTATGGCTTATCGCAATTATCGTGGTATTTATGGCCCTGATGTACAGTTTACCGACTCTGAGAAGTCTAAAACCTTTGTTAAGATCACTAAAACCAAGGTTCTGGCTGCATATGCACAATTAGTTGATGTTTTGTTTGCTGGAAGCAAGTTTCCTGTAGGTATTGAGGCCCGACGCTACCCTAATAACGTAGCAGACGCCGTTAACTTCGATCCTAACGGCCTTACAGACGAAAAAGTACGAGAAAAAGTAGATGTGGAGTACAAAGTACCCCGCACAGTGGTTCGTCCTGAACTACAGAAGGATCTAGGCGTCTATAAGGACACCGTAGAGCCTGTTAAAGACGATTTAGAGATGGGTGCTGGCACAAACGCTGGTTCTATCACGTATGAGCCTGCAAAACGTGCTGCACAGCTTATGGAAAAGAAGATGCACGATCAGCTAGAGGAAACAAACGCCTCTAAGCACCTACGGTCTATGGCTTTCGAGTGTGCCTTGTTTGGTACAGGTATTCTTAAAGGCCCTTTTGCATTCGACAAGGAATATCCCCGCTGGGATGAAGAGGGCAACTACGATCCTCTATATGAAACTATCCCAAAGGTAGAATACGTTTCTATGTGGGATATGTACCCTGATCCATCTGCTCGTAACATGGCAGAGGCAGAATACACCATTCAGCGACACCGTCTTAACAAGACGCAGATGCGTGGCCTTAAAAAGCGTCCGCATTTCCGTACTGAAAGCATTGAGATCGCCTTAGAGTACGGCCCACAATACCAGCGAGAATACTGGGAGAATACACTAGAAGATGGTGTTAACTCCGATGATGTGGACCGCTATGAGGTTCTAGAATACTGGGGCATCATTGATGCGGAGTTGGCTGAAGAAGCTGACATCGATATTCCGAAAAACCTAGAAGACCTGGATGAAATTCAAGTCAACGTATGGATCTGCAATGGACAAATCCTGCGTCTGGTTATGAACCCCTTCACACCTAGCCGTATTCCATACTCCGCAGTCCCTTACGAATTAAACCCCTACGGTTTCTTTGGCGTTGGCGTTGCAGAGAACATGGAAGACACCCAGCTTCTGATGAATGGCTTTATGCGTCTTAGTGTAGATAACGCAGCTTTGTCTGGAAATCTTCTCATTGAGATTGATGAAACTAACCTAGTCCCTGGACAAGACCTTTCTGTGTATCCTGGCAAAGTGTTCCGACGCCAAGCAGGTGCGCCAGGTCAGGCCATATTTGGCACTAAGTTCCCCAACGTATCTAACGAACTATTAATGATGTTTGATAAGGCACGGCAGCTTTCTGATGAAAGTACAGGCATTCCTTCCTATAGCCACGGTGCCACAGGCGTTATGGGTGTAGGACGTACTGCTTCAGGTATGTCTATGTTGATGGGTGCTGCAGCGCAGAACATTAAGGCGGTTGTACGCAATATTGATGACTACTTGCTGACACCACTTGGCAAAGCTCTGTTTGCTTTCAACATGCAGTTTAACTTCGACAAGCAATTTACTAATGGTGACCTAGAAGTAAAAGCTCGTGGCACGGAAAGCCTGATGCGCAACGAGATCCGTTCCCAGCGTCTTCTACAATTTATGCAGATGACTGCTAACCAGCAAATGGCTCCATTTGTGAAGTACGATTATGTTTTACGGGAGCTTGCGGCTTCTATGGACCTTGATGAGGATAAGATCCTCAATGATCAGCGTGAAGCCATTCTCCAAGCTAAGATGATGGCAGACATTCAAGCAATGATGCCACAGCAGCCACAGGCTCCTCAACAGGGCGCTGAAGGTGCTGTACCTAACCCCGAAGACCCTACAGGCAATGGTGGCGGTAATATCGCCCCAGGAGCGGCCCCAGAGCCAGGTGCTGAAGGATTTACAGGTGCAGGTGGTGGAGACAATGGTGGTAACGTACCGCAGCCGCCACAGGGACAGCCTCAGTAATGTGGATACTCGTATTCTTTCAGCTTATCAATAACAACGTGACCCATTACCAACTAGGTCAATACCCCACCCAAAAGGAGTGTGAGCAAGAGTTTTCTAAGGCTACCGTTCTAGTCACAACAAGTAATATTGCGCTGTATTGTTTTGAGGTGACAAATGGATAAAGCACAGTACCGCTTACTCCTGCCTCTGGTAAATGACCGTGACCAGATGAACCTTCTACAAGACTACGCTGTAGCTAGAATTGAGGGCTACAGGGATCTTCTTGAGAAACAAAAAGACCCACAAAGAATTTTAGAAATCCAAGGGGCAATCACAGAGCTTCGTAGATTTAAGACGCTTCGAGATGAAGTATTAAAAGGAGCCGAATAATGGCTGACATGAGGACAAAAGTTGCAGGTGTTAAAACCAGAAATGGTAAGCCGTTGTGGAAAAGCGAAGACGATTATGAACCCTACTCAGAGAAGACGGCTACGTTTGAATATGGGGATGGCTATATTGTAACCCCTACGATTGATCCTGAAACTGGCGGTACTTACAAGCTAGATGATCTACTGGATCAATACGAAAAGGACGGCCCATATGATCTATACACAGGTGAAAAGCTTCCTGTCTTTGAGGACATAGATACTGCAGATAGCTACGCAAAGTGGCGGTCTGATAATATTTTAAATTTTGATCTTACTGACGAAGAGTTCTTTACAGGTGAAAGCGGCACGTACTCTAAGCAAGATGGCTCTGAGATCACGTTTGCTGACCGCAAGCAAGATATGATTGATTACGCAGCGGGCGCAAGAGACAGCGTATATGGTTTCCTGGGAGTACCTACCGACGAAGACGAAGGCTCTGGTATGGCCCTTGGTGGGTTAGCCGTTGCTCGAAAAGGTATTGGGACACAGGAAGGTGAAGATATGGCTAATAAGAAATTTCAAATGGATGAAGGCAAAGCGGATCTTAATGCTGACGGCTCCTTGTCTTCTTATGAAAAGGCTCGTGGCGAAGCTGTGCAGAAAGCCATGGTAGATGATCCAGAGCAAGATGAAAAATACGCACACGGTGGAATGCCTTGCGGAATGGATGAAGGCCTAATGGTTGATCCTGTTTCGGGCAATGACATTCCTATTGGTAGCACGGCTGAAAACGTCCGTGATGATATTGAGATTAATATTTCTGAAGGCGAATACGTTCTGCCTGCAGATGTCGTTAAGTGGCACGGCTTGAAGCATATCATGGATATGGAAGCCGAAGCCAAAATGGGCCTCATGGGAATGTATGGAATGGGGCTTATTAAGTATACCGATCAGGAAGCTGACGGTGAAGTGGAAGAGGCAGAAGAAGCTATCGAAACCCCTGAAGGGAATGAAGTTGAGGTAGCCTCTGTGGAGGTTTCTGAAGAAGAACCCGAAGTCAATGAAACTGAAGATTATCAGGACAGTGAATACGGCACGAAGACTTCGTCGTATGGAATGGTGAAAAAGCCGAAAGTGGCCTTCATCTCCTAAACTATTGGGCTACCCGTATACGGCCCCCAAGGAAAAATCATGGCACGATATAGACGTATTGAAGAGGCAGATACAGATCTGTCTTACAGTGAAGAACTGTCTAAAGAGCAGCAAGTGGCTCAAGACGGATCTGAACCACGGGATAGCGAAGAAGCTTCCTTTAAAAAGCGCTACGGAGATCTGCGGCGTCATACGCAACAGCAGATGATCCAGAAGGATCAGGAACTAGAAAACCTTAAAAAGCAGTTAGAGACAGCCGCTAAAGGTCAGATCAAGTTTCCAAAGACCGATGAAGAAATCGATAAGTGGTCTCAGAAGTATCCTGATGTAGCAAAGATCGTAGATACTATTGCACGTAAGCGGGCAAACGAAGCACTTGAAGAAGGCGAGAAGCGTTTAGGGCATCTAAAGAATTTAGAGACTAAGCTTAATCGCAAAGAGGCTGAACAACAGCTTATGAAGATGCATCCAGACTTCGGAGAAATTCGACAGGATGCTGCGTTTCATGAATGGGTGGCTTTGCAGCCTACTTACATTCAAGATGCTTTGTACAAGAATAACACTGACGCTGTAGCAGCTTCTCGTGCGATTGATTTGTACAAAGCCGATAAAGGTAAGAAGCGTAACACCTCTAAGTCTGCAGCGCAGTCTGTAGGGCGAACATCCACTACAAGCCCCACTCCGACAGGCGGTCGTCCCAAGTTCTCAGAAAGCCAAGTACAGGCCATGTCTGATCGTGAATACGAAAAGAACGAAGAGGCTATTCTAGAAGCTATGCGTACAAATTCATTTGTGTACGACGTTTCTGGCGCAGCACGTTAAACAAAAGGCCAACAGTAGATATAAAGACCATTTACTGTTGGCTTTAAAAGTGTTATAATTATTGTAATGAACAACCTTTTCTGAGCTTTTTTATTAAAAGCTGAGATGAGATTGTTTCTTCAATCTCTAACAGGATCTAGGGCCTCTATTTAGACTACCCCTTTAAATCCTTTTATCCAGAAGAAATGAGACAATAAGTCCACCAGTACGATTAGGCCCGTGTATACGGCAGTATATACGCACCCTAACATTAGTACTGCCACTCAACTGTTATCTTCTGTGTTCTGTCCGAAGCGAAAGCTTCCAGCCATTTCACAAAGGAGAAACAAAATGGCATTTCCAGTAGCAAACGGTTATGGTAACCTACCTAACGGTAACTTTTCACCAGTTATCTATTCCAAGAAAGTCCAAAAGGCTTTCCGTAACTCTTCCGTAGTAGAAGACATCACTAACACAGACTATGCGGGCGAAATCGCCAACATGGGCGACAGTGTTAAAATCATCAAAGAACCTGAAATCACTATCAATTCTTATGCTCGTGGCACCACGCTTGCGACACAAGATATCACAGATGCTGATTTCACAATGATCGTTGATCAAGCCAACTACTTCCAGTTCGCACTCGACGACATTGAAGAAGCACACTCACACGTAAACTTCATCGATCTGGCAACAGACCGTGCGGGTTTTAAACTGCGTGATGCTTTTGACCAAGACGTTCTAGGCTATATGTCTGGTTGGACATGGAACGGCTCTGCATGGGTACGTCGTACAGCCGCAGCAGGTACTAAGTCTAACGCAGCAGCAGGCGCAGACGAACTTCTGGACGCAAACCAACTCGACATCACAGCCTTTGGTGGTTCTGATATCGGTGGTGAATCTGAAGTAACTTCTATCCCTGTTGCAGCGGGTGGCGGTGCTGGTGCAATCACTTCGCCTTTGGCAGTGATGAACCGTATGGCTCGTTTGATGGATGCGGCTAACGTAGACACAGATGGTCGTTGGATCGTCGTTGACCCTGTCTTCAAAGAAATCCTGATGGATGAAGATGCGAAGCTGGTTAACGCTGACTTCGGCGGTGATGCAGAAGTACGCAATGGTCGTCTTCCAGGCACCATCCGTGGCTTCCGTGTGTATACATCAAACAACCTTCCTTACGAAGGTACTGGTGCAGGCACATCTGCTTCCGCAGGTTCTGAAGCCAACTACGGTGTTATCGTAGCGGGTCACGACTCCTCGGTAGCAGTAGCTGACCAAATTGCGAAAACTGAGAGCTTCCGCTCACCAGATACATTCGCAGACATCGTCCGTGGTATGCAGCTTTATGGTCGCAAAATCTTGCGCCCAGAAGGCTTGATCACAGCGAACTATAACTTGGCCTAATGGTTAAGCGGGGGCAGGGCAACTTGCCCCCTTACCACTTTTTAGGGGTTTGAAATGCCATCTACATACATTGATCTTTGTAACCAAGTATTGCGCCGTCTCAATGAAGTTGAGATAGCTGTAGGTGACTTCCCAAACGTGCGTGGTGTACAGGCGCTTGTTAAAGACGCTGTTAAAGCTTCTATCGCACAAGTAAATCAAGCTGAGTATGAATGGCCCTTTAATGCGGCAGAGCATACAGAAACGCTTGTAGTTGGGCAGAGTGAATACACCTGGCCCACTTATTTTAAAGTTTCCGATTGGAATAGCTTCCAATTACAAAAGAATGAAGCGTTAGGCGTTGGCTACAAAGCTATGAAGCCTATTGATCGTGATACATGGTACTCTCAGTATCGTGACGCAGACTACGAAGCAGGCAGCGCAGGGCGTGGAGTTCCAGAGATGGTTTTTCAGGGTCACGGCAATGGTTTTGGCGTTACGCCTTCTCCCAATAAAGCCTACTCTATTCGCTTTAGATATTATCAAAATTATTCGGATTTAACCAACCACAATGATGTAACCCGTATTCCTGAAAGCTTTGATACCGTTATCATCGATGGCGCTTTGTATCACCTTTATATGTTTAAGGATAACATCGAAAGTTCCCAGGCTGCGTTCATGACATTTGAACGTGGGATTAAAAATTTACAGTCTTTGTACATTAACAACTTTGAGTACATCTCAGACACTAGAGTGAGGTTTTAATGCCTGACCGTATTGAGAGTTATAAGGTCATCTGCGGAGGTGGCCTTAACTCTAACGAAAACCACTTAGATCTATCAGACAATGCTGCAGGCGCTGCAACACGTTTGGTAAATTATGAGCCTTCTTTGTACGGTGGGTATCGTAGGATTGAAGGATACGAGGCTTTCTCAAGTTCGTATTCCGAAGTTGATGATGTAGATAACCCAGGATCTGCTGAAGGTAAGGTTCTAGGAGTAGCTATCTTCAAAGATGATGTTACCAACAGCACTAAAATTATAGCTGCTAGAAAAGACGTTGGTGCTACAACTTACAGCTTTTACCACTACACTCCTCTGATTGGTTGGCGGAAGTACACTCTAGACCATGGCGTGACCCGAAACACTACGGATGGTGTTAGAACGGTAGATAAGCTTCGGCATGTTACCTTTAATTTCGGTACAGGTAATAATATCTGTTTTGTGGACGGCGTTAATCCTGCCATTGTCTTTGATGGATCTCATTGGGAGCAGCTCACTTCATCTGGAGCAGGGACTAACCCCAGTGACGTTGGACACACTAGCCAAACAGGTGGTGGTGATCAGTGCCTTAACGCACCTTCTCTTGTAGACGTATTTGAAAATCACCTATTCCTATCAGGAGATCGCACGGCACAGGCTGCAGTAGCACACTCTGCTCCTCGTGATCCTTATGATTTCACTGTAGCAAATGGCGCTGGGCAAATAGCTGTAGGCTTTGATGTTATTCAGATCAAACCGTTCCGTGATAATCTTTTTGTATTTGGTAATAACGGTATTAAGAAAGTTATAGCGGATCTAACCAGTGGCTTTGTTCTAGCACAAGTTACAGCTAACGTCGGTTGTGTTGCGGCAGACAGTGTTTTAGAAATCGGCGGTGACTTAATATTCTTAGCACCTGATGGTTTCCGTCCTGTGGCAGGCACAAGCCGTATTGGCGACGTTGAACTTGAAACCATTTCTAAATCCATACAAGCAACCCTTGTAGACGTTATTCGTAACCGTGATCTAAGCACTCTTACGGGTGTTGTTATTAGGTCTAAGTCCCAGGTTAGGTACTTTGTTGGTGACGACAGCGTAGACGTTCCTAGTAGCTTTGGTATGATTGGTGGCCTCACAGATAATCAAGGCGGCATAAGCTGGGAGTTTGGTGAGCTTGTAGGTATTCGTGCGTCCTGCACAGCGTCGGAGTATATCGGAACAGAAGAGTTTGTTCTTCATGGCGACTACGATGGTAAGATCTATCGCCAGGAGCAGGGTACATCCTTCAATGGTCAAGACATCGTAGCAATTTACTCTACACCGTATTTAGACTTTGGTGAGACCGAAGAACGTAAGTACATTCGTAAAATTAACACATTTGTACGTGCCGAAGGCCCAATGGAAATGAACCTTTCCTTGGCGTTTGATTGGGGTGACTACAACACCGCACGGCCTTCAACATACACACAGGCCAGCCAAGGCGGTCCTACAGTTTATGGAGGTCGTTCCATTACCTACGGATCACCCAATGTACTGTATGGCGGTTCATCGAAGCCAGTGATGACTTCAGATGTACAAGGTTCAGGATTTTCAGTTCGGGCTACCTACGTGACCGTAGGACAGACGGAACCGTTCTCTATCCAAGGTATCGTATTTGAACATTCCGTTGCAGGGAGAAGATAAACAATGGCAGGTTACACACGCCAAAGTATTGCTGACATTATCAATGGTGCAGACATCACTGCCCCACCAGTTAATGCAGAGTTTAACCAAATCACTGCAGCGTTTAACGGCGCTACAGGACACTCACACGATGGGTCCACAGGCAATGCGCCTAAGATTGATCTCACAACATCGGTAAGCGGCTATCTTCCTGCCGTGCATGGCGGTATTGGTGGTAAGAATAACTTTGCTGCTACAACAAACCCTCTGGCTACAGATGATGCAGGGGATGGATACGCACCAGGCTCCATGTGGGAGAACACCACTACAGGCCGTGTATTTATCTGCGTAGGCACCTCTGGCTACAGATGATGCAGGGGATGGATACGCACCAGGCTCCATGTGGGAGAACACCACAACAGGCCGTGTATTTATCTGCGTAGGCAATACGTCCAACGCAGCCGTTTGGCGTGAACTGGTACAAGTACAAACAGCTAATAAGATTATCCCAGAGACCACAAACACTGTGGATCTTGGTGATCCTTCTACACGCTTCCAAGACTTGTGGTTGGCAGGTGGTTTGTCTGCATTCGGCAATGGCTCACTAGGCGGCACTCTGACGGTTACAGGTGCAACAACTCTTAGTTCAACGCTGGGCGTAACTGGCGATACTACGCTGGTTAACCTATCTGCTACAGGCACTTCCACGCTGACATCGGTTGATGTTAATTCTGGTGCTATCGACAGTACGGCTATTGGTA